AGTAGCATGAGCATAACAAAGACCGTCATCAAGCCAAATTTTTGTACCACTAACAGCAGCGATACGGCGAATTTCTTGTTTTTCTGTTTGGTCAAAATATGTAGTTCCTGTCACATTATCAGCGCCAAAAGCAGCACTAGCGCCTAAGTCACCTGCTTCTTTGAATGTCACAATATCCTCTACACTATCGTCTTTGAAAAGAACATAATCGCCAGCAGCGACAGCCGATGTCCCAGTACCACCATTAGCAGCGCTTGTAAACTCAGCAGCGCCGTTTAGTGTAATGAGAGTCTCGCCTTTCTCTACTTTACCACTTAATTCTCTATTAGCGCTTGTAAGACCGTCGAATTGGTCACCTACCGATACTGATTCCATACCTAAACAATAATACAACCAACGAGGATTGTGCATGTTTACTTCAAAAGAGCCACCTTCATTTAAGAAACGACCCGGAACTTGTATTGCTGTATCTCGACCAAGCCCTACAATGTGATATCGCTTGAGGTCTACTTTTGTTTCAGGTAGAGTTAGTGTAGCAGCAAGACCGAGAAACTGGTCAGTCAACACACGCTCACTGCTAGAGGCTGCTGTAATATTCCAACTCGACATGCTTGCGTCGAAAGTAGGAGTCCCGAATGATTCAATGTAAAGGACATCGCCCGTAGCGCTGCTTGTAGCAACGGCTGTTTTCAAAGCAGGTGTTAAAGTTAGTTGAGTTTTACTTGCTCCAGCAGTTAAACCAGTAACACTAAGTGTGGCGTTTGCTCCACCACCTGTGATAGTGATAACATCACCAACTGTGTAACCTTTACCAGCCGCAGCGATAGTAACGCTCGCTACCCCTCCTGCACTTGTTGTAGTGTCAACAGTAAGTCCTGTTCCTGTTCCGCCTGTGGTGGCTACTCCTGAACCGTTGGAATAACCACCGTTACCATTACTGGTGACTGTGACAGTTGCTACAGCGTTGTTTTGAAAGTTTTTATGTTCCATAATTGTATATGTCCGACCAGTATCATGAGAATCATCAGCGGAAAAAGCACCCCCACCGATGATTGAAATCCTACAACCTACCAGCATGCCGACTGGGTATCGTAAAAGACCGGCTTGACAAGGAGTAGCAGCATCGCCTCCAGTAAATTCAATTATGCTTGTATTAGCGTTACTGTTTACACCACCAGTTGGATGTAGCCAAGCAAAAGACCCTGCGTAGTTGTGTTCTAGTTTTAATCCTGTCTCGTGACCGAATGAAACTTCGGTCAAATCTCCTTTGTATACTGTAGATGGCATGTCCGTTCAACTCAAGGCACTAACTCCGCAAAGATAACTACTTCTATCTGAAAGGTCATACGAAATAAAACCTTTGACCTATCAGACAAGTCAGTGCGAGTTTTGTATACCATGCGGTCAAAGTTCACGCCGTCACCTTTTCTTACACTGTGTATAAGGCGGCGTATCTCGTTTTCCATGGCTTGTAGATGCTTTCTACCCCTAGCGGTACGAGCATCTACGGTGATATTTAGACGGGTAGTTACGAAATCATACAATAATTCAGGGGCTTCTTCGTTGTGAGCCGTCTCGTAACATAGAATATAATCATGGCGAGACAAGTCTATTCTCTTACCTCGCTCCGGTTGTAGCGTAGTGATATCCGCTATGACTGGTTTTATGTTACCAGTGTTAGCCCGATTCCAATTGTCGAGAGTGTTTATCACCATATCTAAAGATTCAGTAAAAGTCGCTACCATGTTACTTTCCCTCCTCTCTCTTATGTGCCTCGTGGTCAGGTAAAAGTAGACCACCTTTGAATATCAATTTATGCTGAATTAACATGGGTGATTCACGAAGCATACGCTTGTCAGCATCGTTTAAGGCAGCATCAACTTCGCTTTGAGAGGCTGGTTGACTACCTTTTTTGTACCCACCCTCAGTTTTTCTAATACCTCTTCCACCTAGTTCTTGTGCTTCTACCTTTTCTCGATAAACTTCAGGTCTTTTAGTAACAACTTGTCTTATCTCTTCTTGATATTTAGGGTCGGATAACTCAGCAGTCAGCATTTCTAAGAACTCATCTTGCTCCGTTCTTACCATATCAATCACTCAAATACTATTATCTCGATATATCTAGCAAGTATACTGTCTACTTCTGCTTTCAGTAACTGAATCTTAGAAGTTAAATCTACATTCTGTGTACCTTCGGGGATTAAAACACTTCTGTCATCGGACATCAAGACATCACAAGCCACCATTTTTGTAGCGGCTTCTTCTATAGCCTTCTCAAGATATCTTTCACCATAGATGTAAGAACACTTAATTGCATTCCACTCAAAGAAAGGATAGGAGTTATTGAAATAAATCTGACCAATCTCATGGTCAAGCCACCAGTCACGAAGCCTTGCATTGTCGCCTTTACTACTACCACCCTGTAAGTCAATGACCAAAGTAGATTGAGAAATAGCACCGGAAATGTCACCCAAAGGAGAGCCTATTACAATAACACATCCTGTAAAAGATGTATTAGTTTTACCCGTATATCTAAACACAGTATCCCCTTTCACACAAACACCGGCTGCGGCAAACGCTTCAGTGCTATCTACATTGACTGTAGTGTTAACTACGCTAGTGACATTGGCGGTGTGGGTTGCTACTTGAGCAAGTTCTATATTACTGTCAGTGACAACTATTGAACAAACCTCTCCGCCTTTACCTGCACGCATACTTGTTACTTTGACTTGACCAGTACCGTAATCAGCGTTAGCACTAGCGTAGAATTCATTGTTCAGTGCTACATTCGCTGTAGAGCCTTCTAATGTAAATGCGGGTGCAAATTCCACTGCTGCTTTATTTACTCTATCTTCTTTGTTAATTAAATCAGCAAGATTTTGACCAGTAGTAGCAGCATCAAAATCAGCACGCCATTGATTAGATGCCGTTCCGATTGTTAGTGTAGCAGCCGTTCCGTTGCCCGGCGACATAACGATAGAACCTGACAGTGCTCTCACATCTTCAGGTAATTTAATCCGAACTTCAGCGCTACATATCTCACGATAATCATCACCTTGCCATAGTTCTAAACGAAGGATTTGTTGAACATTTCTAAACAAAAGAGGGGCTGTTCCTACATAATCAGTATAGTATCGTCTTCTGTATGGTTTGTATGTATCGAAGTTGATGTACTCAGCGCTAACAAGATAAGGTCGCCAAGCATTGTGTGTTAAGTTGTCAATCTTATCTTGAGCCTCTTTGATACGAGCCTCTACTATAGATTTCTTCATACCACGAGTTTTACCGTTAGTAAACGACGCTGTGTTTTGAACATAAGCGTTGTCAGCCGCTTGATAGTCAGCGGCAGTAATAGTTTCAGCAAAGTTTAGTTGCACCCCACTAGCACTTGTTCCTATAGAAGTAATAACTCTTTCAAGACCTAACGGGTCAGCGTCGGAGTAAATGAGTATAGTGTCATCCTTTTGAAATCCAATAGTTCTATAATCAGCCCCTGTGACAAACACAGCAGTTGATGTACTATCTGCACTTACTAATACAGCATCTTGAGGGCCAATTGATAGGAAATCAGCAACTTTCTGTGCTGTGGTGTATACAATGGCTGTGGGGTCTAGTGGTCTTGTTTCTGCTTCTCCGGGGTTAAATACTACTGGCATTTCTTATCCCCCGTTACAAAACATTTTTTAGTCTTAGACTCTTTCTTATCTACTTGTTTTGATTTAGCATCAAACCAATCATCAAGGAATTTACATCGTGTCATGCTCTATTCTCCTCGTCTACAAAAGCAAGATTATATTCCATAGGTTTACCACAACTACCGCAGTTTTCTCTCCACATAAAATGAAGCATACCACAATGTTGGCAACGAGTGCCTGAGCCGATGTTTAGAACATCGCTGGCTTTGAGATTACGATTACGCTGCTGTGAAGTAACACCCTTAAGTGGGTTTTCTTCATCAATTACTTTACCAAGAAGAGTTTGTGCGTCAGAACGAATGCCTTGCTTTTGAAAACGCTCAATGTCCGTAAGGTCAATTGTTTGCTCTCCTAGCGACATACATACTCCTCACACTCAAACATAACTCACTACAATGTAAATATTTCCTAATACAACGATTGGGTCTGATGCTACTAAACTTGTAGTAGAACTAGCATCACCAAGTGTACCTACTGCCGTAGCAATAGTAGTTGACATTGTAGCAGGGTCTGTAAATTCTCTAGGTGAGAAAGGCCCGACTACTTTGTATTTAGGTACTAAGTCAGCCATTTAGGTCACCTCAAGAACGGCGACCCATAGCGACAAAAGTGCAAGCAGCGCCGACATTTAAGACAGCACCGTTGATACCGTGAGTTACAGTAGCGGCGTTACCTATAGCGTTCACCATAGCACCATCAATTGATGCGAGTAAACTGCTAAGGTCTACTGCTTCACCAGTAGTGGCGCTTCCTGTTACTATCATTCTGTCTCCAAAGTAAGTTGGTCTTGGGTCTATTGTTACTGCCATATTTATTCATCTCCGTTTGTTTCTTTTGATTCTTCTACAAGTGCTTCTGTTTCTTGAACTCCGTCAGGACTCATTACAGTTGCTACAAGTTCGAGTAGTGTTGTCTTGGTTGCATAACCTTTTGGTTTGATGCCATACTTAGCAAGCCAAGTAACGATGTCGCCTCGCTTCCAAGTTTCATCAGGTGTTTTTGATGAGTTTATCGCATCTACAGGCTCATAGCCTTCTACTTTGTAATTGTCTCCAAGACGACCAGCCCACTTGTCACACCATGCGGTGGTGACTTCTTGGGGTCTACCTCGTATAAATTCAGGATAGGAAGGGTCTATGTTTCTTTTAGACCAAGAACGACCTATGTAGGTTACTGTAGGCACTTAAAGCACCTCAGTTGTAAAACACTACTAATTGACCGCTTGTTACAGTTCCTGTTGTTTCAAATGTAATAGTAAGTCCAGTGTGGTTACCGCCAATAGTTTGACCATTGTTTGCTGTTCCACCGGATACTATGTGTGATAGGATACTGGTTGCTCCTCCACCTAGAACGATTGTTTGTCCGTCAGTGGTTGAACCAAGTGTAATCAAAGCCATCTTAGGTGCTGGGTCGTATCCATTTGCTGCGTCTCCTGAAGTGGAGTCGTCACCGTTTAAGGGTGCAAATGCGTTGATGTTACCCGGGTATGTTCCACCACGAGCCAAGTATTCTGTGGTGTCGTGTGACCCTGCTCTAAGTTCCCATGCTCCAACTATTGTTGCGTTTCCTGCTGCTGTTCCTGTAATTGTTAATTCTGCTGCCATATTTATCTCTCCATGTTTTATTATTTATTTATTGTCCTCACTTCAAGTCACGAATGCTTGCTTGTGCTCCAAAGAAAGTAGTCCATATTTCACCCATTGTTCGGTAAAGTCCCTCTTGACCGAGGCGGTTGATTGCGAATGGGTCACCAGTTTCGATACCGGACTCAAAGTATTGAGTTGGTATTGCTGTACTGAAGTACATGTAGTCAGTGTCTAGTAAGTACATTCTGCTTAGTCCGTCAGCATCGACAACATCCTTAGATGGGATGATTGGTACACCATTGTAGGTTGCTACGATGAAACCGGCTTCAATACCCGGAACACCCTTAACACCGTTGTAGGTTGGTGTAACTCTCTTCTCTTCCATGAATCTTTGTTGTGCTTGTAGAAGTTGTTGTAGTCTCATTAGAGTATCATATCCAGTTAGGATAACCTTTGGATTACCACCACGCTCCCAAACTTGTTGGAAGATTGTGTCTAGGTGGTCTAATGATAGAACACGCTTGTTTGCTGCTTGAGTGTCTGCTGCGCAGTTTACCTCAGCATGTGACCAAGCGTTTGCACTTCGGTCAATACTGTAGATATCTAGGTCTGCTGCTGCGTCTACATGCTCGTTTCCGCCAGTAGTTCTTAGACCAGTTAGACCTGTTCCTGCACCGTCACCGGCAGTGATTCTGTCAAGTGATTCAAAGTTGTTTCCAGCGACTGTGCTGGTGTCTTGTAGTAGCATTAGGTTAACCATTTCAGCGTGGTGCTTACCCATTTCTTCTTTTAGAACTGAGCGCATGTCACCCATACCGTCATCTTTGTCAGCAAGGAATACTGCGACTTCGCTTACATCGAATGAGTGAGCGATTGTCTTTGGTTTTGCTGCTACATGTTGGAAGGTTGGTTTGACAGTTTCAGGTAGTGTACCGTTTTCTGCTATTCCACCGTGAACTGCTCCACCGTTTGGCTTTGCTGTGATAACTCTCCATCCACTTCTTTCCCATGGTTTCTTAGGTAGAATTGAAAATGCGTTAAATTCTTGGTTTAGTTGTGACCAAACTTTTCTACCGTAGATTGCTTGGTATGTTCCAGCAGTTGTGCTGAGCATTGGTGCATCGGACTTCAATAGTTCGCTTCCTGTGTAGGTATAGCCCATTGAGTTACCTGCTCCGTAGTAGTATCTTTCCATGTCTGTTACTGTTCTTACATAATTTCTTGCCATATTTATCTCTCCATATTTTTTTTTATTGTCCTGAGTTTCACTCGCCTCGGTATAATCCTCCAGCGAGTTGATGTACTTCTTCCCATGTCATGTTAGCCAAGTCTTGTGTACTTGGTACTTCAACATTGGAACCAGCAGATTTTGCGATTGTTTCGCCAGCACCGCTAGAGATGTTGTCGATTCGGTCATTGAGTGCCCCAAGAGCCTTCATAACTTCATCAAGAGGAGCACGAGCGTCGAAGTTTTGTGCTTGTGCTTTTGCTATTTCTGCTTGATTTTCTTGTGCGAAACGACCCTCAAAGTTCTGTTCAAGAGACTTACGGAACTCTTCTTCTTGCTTTGCAGCCTTAAAGACACCGTATGCTTCTTCTAATCTGTGAGAATCTACTTGAGAAGCGTTAATGAAATCAGATTTCTCAACTTTTCCACCTTTGCCACTTAGACCAGCACGCTGGATAGCGTTGGTAGATGGGCTGCCACCTTCTTGAACACGACCTTTTACTTGTCCTGCAAAGTAGTTAGCACCGTCTCCTATATCTTCAGGGGTAGAACCAAGGTTTGCTTTTGCTACTGTATCAAAGTGAGTACGAGCAGCGCCAGTGTCAACACCAGCAGACTTTAGAGTATGTTCCATCCAATCTAGGTATTCAGCAGTGATAACATCAGAATATTCAGACTTCTTTTTGCCGTCTTTTTTATCGTCGTCATCTTCATCTTTCATGTAGTTACCCTTCTCTTTGTCGTCTTTTTTATCGTCGTCATCGTCGTGGTCTTTCTTACCTTTTTTGTTCTTCATGTGCTCTTTGAGTCCGGGTGGCATTTCACCTTTTTCCATAGAGTCAAGTCGCCCTTCTAAGCGGGTTAGTACATCGTTCATTTGTTCCATTACTTCATCAGTCATTTTATTCACCTTGTTTTTTTTATCTTCTTTTAGTATATTGAATGTGGCTTCCGGGTTTATTCCTTTTTCGCATATTGTTATTTCGTGTAATTCTAATTTTGAGATTTCTTGATAAGAGCCATGGTTTTTATCGCTTTTGTTAACTCTTTTGAATGCTTGACCTCCGATACTAAATCCTGTTAGATTTCCTTTTCGTATCTCGGATGCTACTTCTCGTGCTTTCTCAATGTCGTTTCGTAATTTTACTACAACAAACATTCCAGCATCGTCAACTTCGCTTTTCCATAACCTCCCTTGATTGTCAGTATAATTTGATATTACTTCTCCAACTTGAATATTTGAGTGCGCTAATTGAACATTCCTGTACATGGGGTCTGACATGAATTTTTTGAAAGCGTCTTTCAATGCTGACCTTGTAATTAAATCTCCTTGTTTGTCTACTAGTTCAACTGAGGCATAACCTGCAACAATAAGGTCGTTAGACCCTTTGAGCAGTTCAAGTTCTCTCCGCTTTGTTCGTAGCACACTAATTCCTTCTCTATTTGTTTACCTATATTAATAAAACCCTATGCCTCATAATCTGATTCTGCTTCATAAGTAGGAGACTGCTTAGCATTTTTCTGCTTAAGTCTCCTCATCATGGCAATTGGGTATTCTTCTTCGGGGTCTTCAGTTGGTCGCTCAATCATATCCCAATCAGGTACACTCTCTTCACTGGTAAGACTAGTTGGGCCTCTTGGTGATTCTATAGCGCTTCCAACATTGATACCCATACCACGAGCACCGGGGCCACCTGACATTTTTTCTTTTTGTAAAGCATCAATTCTATCTGAAAAATCTGCTATTCTACTTAGAGTCTTTAGCATCTTTACTTTGAGTAGGTTTTTCTCATCATCAGCATCTATTATACCATGTGACTGTTCTTCACTATGTTCTCTATTTTTCTTATCATGCATTGAATGATATGTGGGTTGAGGAATAATCTCTTCAACTACACTATCTTTTTTCTTATCCACACCTTTTAACATCAAAGATACAGCCTGACTCCATAGTGGTCTAACGCTTTCAGCCAACTGTAAAGTATAATCAGAATGACTTAATTCACCTATTATTGATTTAGGAGAGTGTACCCAATTACCAGTATGAGATGATTCTGCTTTGTAAACTACCTCGTCTAACCCCTCAAAAACGACTGATATTTCATTTTCTTTGAGGACTATATCATACACCACTGGTATCACAGGGTGGGATTTTGCTAGTAAAGATAGAGTCTCTAGGCTCGCAGGGCTTTCTGCTTCTGCTTCTCCTACTATCTTTGAGGAGGTTACATCATACAATGTTTTACCATTTCGATTTCTTTTCTTAACACCCGATACAGATATAGACACAGTATCACCTTCGTTGAATGGCTTAGGGCTTTTGATTGTTCCAACATCAAGATATTGTTTACCTTCATAATCTACACCTCTATTACCAAAGCCTTCGGAGTCAAGTGGCCCTGCCCCTAAGCGATAAATGTACGGGCCTTTACCTCTAACATCTAATATAATGAAACTAACATTCTTGTTCTTACGAAGTAAAAACCACTTAGGATGTCTACGCTCACCACGCATGTATGTAGAGTTAGCATCACGAAGTAATAGTTGCTTATGTTCGTTTTGTAAATTCTCAACAGTAGACTTTAAACCACCATCTTCAGTAATTCTTGTATCAAACGGGCTGGGAACTAATACATGCTCATGACTGTCAAATTGACCTCGAAGAACTTTCAATCTCTCTTTTACGGTCATATCTGCTATGTTAGTCCCATCATATTCTAGGATATCTATGAGATGGATATTGTTTTTCATTCTAACAGCGTCTACCATGAAGTTTTTCTCAGTTAGTGCTTTCAAGTGTTTTTTATCATCAGTAGTTAACATTACATTATCGTTACTTTCATCGTAAGCAGAAACTTTGTTACTCTTTCTAGTGATTATCATTCTCTCACCATCATAGAAAGATGATACAACCCAATCCCCACTAAATCCTCTAAGTGCATCAAAATCTTTCAAAGAAAATATTCTATGCATAGGTAGAATGGGTGGTGGTTTTGATTTATCTTCTTTTAACAATGCTTCAGGATTCATCAATACGGTAAGAGTTTCAGTAGGGTCGCTTGCTGTAAACAACGACATATCGGAGTTGGCTGGTAGCGCCATTACATTTGTTCTACTCATATTAGTAGTGTTAACTGGAACTTGATAATTAGATGATAAGACCTGTTGCACGGCCTCTTCACCATGGAGGTCATTCATCACTTCTTCAGGGATAGAATGTAAGAATTGCTCTTCTGTATTTGTTCCGGCTACAGCCTTTTTGTTACCGGGGAACTCCATACCGACTGATGGTGTCATTGGATATCCACTATCCATACCACCTGAAATATACATGTCTTGAACTGATGCACCTGTAGAAGTGGCTGGGTGAATAGGTTGTGACCTATAACCAGCCAGTTTGACTTTTGTAGCAGGGGCGACTACTTTATCCATGGTCTGTGCTTCTTGAGAGTCGAACAAATAAAGGTCATGAACTAAACTCTTGGCTCTATTTACTGGCCCATCTATATCGCCTGTTGTTGCTCCAAGCGCATTCTTACCTGTACCATATTCACCATCACGATGAGATAATTGAACACGAGATAAACCATGCATGTCTAATTGGTTTTGTTGATTAGGTCTAAACAATCTGTCTATTAAGCCAAGATGTTTTGCATATTTTTCACCTAAGTTTCTACCGAATTTTTTGTCAGCACTCGCCCTTCGAGAATAATCAGTGTGGTGAGGTCTTGATGAAATATGCTCATCTAATATACCATTTATTACTGAATGATGGTCGTCTGTAGTAAACATACTGTTAGCCTCTTCACCAGCAAAACTAACCCCAGTGCCTAACAAATCACCGTGTTTTAAAACTTTAACAGGAGACATTCGACCTTCTAACAATCTTTCAATCATATCATTATGTGCATCATCATCAGGTAAATTTAGTAACTCTCTAACTTTTGCTGGTGACATAGTAGGCTCAATTAGTTTACCAGCACTACCTAGAACACTAGCAATAGTGTGATGTGGTGATACAACTTCATCTTCATCATCTGTTAATAACTCAGCAGCGCTTCTGATGAACATCTTCATATTCTCCATATCCATGAGTAAATAGTCCATGTACCGAATGAGGTAATCTCAATAAAGCCATATTAGCATCTCTCATCAAACGAGAAGTGTTGGCTAAGAACTTGTCAGGCATCTCAGGATTAAACGCATCAGGGTCTTTCTTCAAAAACTCAGGTCTTAATTTTTTCGCCATAATCATTATGGCTTCATGGTCTTTTTCATCTTTTATCTGAGCGTTATCAGATATTTGATTATAGGAATTTTTATTCTCTTTAGCAGCCTGATTATTTATTTCTTCAATTTTACCTTCTATATCATGTAATTGAAAATTAAGATTACCATATTCTTCAGAACCTTCTTCAAAATTCATTATTATATTACTTATTTCATCATACTTTTGGTCTAATTCATCAATTTGTTGTTGTTGTTGATTAGTAAGAGGTAAATCTTTACCTGCTAATTTCTTATGCCCTTGTATAGTTCTGTATGTTGTTAAGTTACCTTCACTATGGGCTAATTTTGAATCAGCACGGATATCTTTTCTTCCAAGGCGTTGTTTCTTTTTCATTGGCTCATGAGGCGGATGATATCTTCCACCCGAAGTAATTAATCTCCCACTGTGGATTTGATTGTTTATGGTCTGAGTAGCCTTACCACCCTTACCACCTATTGCGTTGATAGGATTTGTAGTAAAGAAATTCCTACCACCTAACTCTCCCCTGTTAGATTGACCTACACTGAAGTATTGTTTTCTTTCATTATCAGTCATATATCTAACTAAGTTAGTATAACCACCTATCAAAGACGACATTTGCCTATGAGGTAGATTTTTGTTATTTCTTGGTTTAGTTCTTATATGACTAGAAGAGTCCCAAAGAGATGAAATACCGTGTGGGCCTTGATGAGTTCCACTATCTTTAGAAAATAATGAGGGGAGATATCTTCCCCATAGTCCTACTGTTTTTGGATTAGGAATTAATTCTCCTCCATCTACTCTACCAATAATAGAATACCCATTATTGTCTTTTGGTAGAGAGTCGTGCATCATTTCTAAGTAATGTAAAACATTTCTTCCCATACCACCTTGATGATGGAACTCATCAGCAAAGTGTGCCCCTAATCCTATGATGTTACCTTCGTCATCTGTGAGGTAATGCTCTCTTTCTTCTTCAGGAATATCGTTAATATCAGGGCCATTCTTTCCACCATGATGGAAGAAATCGTGATTACGAATTGGTTTTTGTTGTTGATATACTTGCGACATATCTTGAGCCTTCATGATAATTTCTTTTACTTTATCATGGTCTACCAACGGGTTTTCAAAGTCTAGTAATAACGGATGATTATCCATAGCAGTCATGTCACTATTGTATCCTAACAAACCTAACATAGTATTCAAATCTGTAAATGTAAACGGGTCATCATCTAAAGTTTGTAATTCTTGAAGTATACCTTCTCCATGACTAGTTGGGTGCTGAATAGCACCTTTGTTTATTTTTCTACCTTGCATCATTCCTCTAATTGGTAAATGAGTAAGACTACTTTCTGTACCCTCATCTCTATGATTATTCAACATAGTATTATACTGCTCTAGTAATTTATCGTATACACTAATAGTGCTACCTTCTTCATGAGGAACTAATCTCATAGCATCGAGTAATGATTGCTTCATGACTCTATCGCTATCTCTTGGGTCGTCATCTATTGTTTCATAGTGTTTCTTAACATTCGCTCCATGCATGTGTTGAGGTCGCATATAGCGGTCAAACTCACCAGTAAATCGTTGAGCAAGATTTCTTTTTATCCTACCAGCACTTATTGTTTTACCATTTGATAGTTGTATAGTTTGAGCATCATGAGCATCTGTTCCTTTTTCATGAAGGTGTTTTAGCACTTTGAATCTATCAATAGGTGGAAGAAACTCAAGACCATACAAGTAACCATCATAACCTAAACCTTCTTTAATTGGAAAAGGGGTTAAAGATTCAAAATCACCACTATATGTTATCTCTTGAATTTCTGCTTCAGTTAAATTTTCTTTTGGGTCGTAAAGTGTCCCATGATTTTGGTCACTCTCTAAACTATCAGCAAACTCTTCAAAGTGTTTTAATTGTAAAGCATGCTCATGTTCTTCCGGTTTAGGAAACTTTTCTATCATTTCTTTTACAGTGTCAGGATTATTTCTTTGCCACTCCAAAAAATTATCATAATAAATATCATGTAGATAATGGTCATTTAATGGGCCTAAGAAATTATGATGTTCTACTTCTTTATTTTCGTTAGTGTCGAATCTTTTTTTACCTATAACAGAAGGATTTTCATTTTTACGCTCTAACTGTTCTTTCCCTCTTTCAGCCATCTTATAGTCGTATGACAAACTTCTTTCACCCGGTGCAGAAGGTAAGTAGAATTGTCTTAATTTTTCTATCATTTTCGACCTACCAGTGATGGTATTTTTTTGACGAAGAGGGTGATGCTTCGGATGATGAGGATGAGATTCAGCAAAGTGCTGGCCTTGTGCAAACTCAACATGGGGATACGACGCCGCTACTTCATGTAAGACTCTTTCACGAACTCTATTCTGCCAAGGATGTGAACCTAAGCGCATTTCAGCGCCTCTTTCAAAAGTTTGCTCATTGGCTGCTTTTAGAATAGAGTTAGTTATATCATCTAATGTCGTTTGTGGTATTATCTCATTGTGTGCTTCTAAATTCATCTTAGCAAATTTATACTCACCTAATGAGTTTAACCAATCATGGCCGTCTAACACAGATTTTAGAAGTTCATTTCTACTTCTATAATACCAGTCAGTAGGTGTTTCAATCAATCAATCGCCCCCTTAATAGGGGTTGTCTCTCAATACCCCGCCATCATCAAGACGGCTGACTCCTCCGCCTTCATGCGGGTTCAACATAGAGGCTAATTTGTCAAGACTTACTTGCACTGATGTAGCACCTTTGTTAGCGACATCTTGAGCGTTGTATGGATATTGATTTGTAGTGTAGTAGGCGTTTCTTGTTTGACCACCAGTTTCAGACATAAACATAACACCTTGAGGTGTTGAATCGTAGGCTGTAGTAAATCCGGGTTGAGAGCCTTCTGTTACTGCTTTTTCCATTTTAGTTCCAGTAGCGGATGCATCAGTTAAGGGCATGGCTTCAGTACCACGGAAACCGGGGCGCTTTACCTTTACACCACGACCTGCTTCTCCACGCTTTTGGTCACGAGGTTTTCCTTCGCTTGGCTTAGTAGAGATTTCTTTTTCAGGTTTTTCATTTTTACCTCCTAGTTCTGCTGCTTCACCCATGGGTTTAGCATCTTCTCCGGGTTTGAATTTTGGCATATTTCTTCCCGGCATAAATTCATCCGGTGCAACTTTACCAGCATCTTGTGCTAAAGAGTCAGCAATAGAAAATTGTTTATCTTTCTTATCTTTATCCATAGAATTACAACTACTTTTACAAGTTCCCATCTTGGTCATTTGAGAACAACAGTCTTTTCCTTTGAAAATGTTAATTCTTTCACTTAGTTCTTGTGCTTTGTTCATTAGGTCTAGGGCTTGTCTGCTTATTAGGGATGGTATTGGCTTCATTGTATCACCTCGGTTGATTTGGCTTGTTCAGCCATTTCATGAATTTCTTCCCACGACATTAGGTGGATTTCATTGTTAGTATACTCGTTTTGGCTTTTTAGTAGAGCAGAATCCATGTTGTTTTCCACCCCTACATCTCCTCTAAATCCATCAGTTGAGACATCTTGACTTAATGGTGTGGCAGCAGAAACAAAACCTGCTTTTCTTAACATGGTGATAGGGTCTTTCACTGCTTGTTTTAGTCGAGCGTTTTCGGCTTTTATTACTTGGAGGTCGGAATCCATATTTTCCATTTTTGTTATTAGAGCATTCATTAAACGCTCAGCAACAGATTCTTCACTCATTTATTCACCTTCATTGAGAATAGCGGCCAAAAGTACCGGAGTGTTTTGTGAAACCATTACCCACACGAGATGACCTAATTGTACCGGGAAGAACAGCACCTTTTGAAGTGCCTTTTTTCTGACCAGTTTTATTCATTTTTAATATTGTACTTTCACCCGGTTGAACAACTCCAACATGTAATTCTGCTTTTTTAACAGCAGCATGAATATCATCATTTAGAAATCCAGCAAACTTCATAATTTCATTAAGATGTTGCTGTGCTGCAAATGGGTCGCTGCTCTCTAATGCTTTGTTAAATGCATCTGTGTGAACAGTTAGTTTTCTAGCCATCGGATTCATTTTTAGTAAGTCCATAATAACGCCTCTACTACAGTCGTAGTAATATCACCCTAAATAGTCTTACGCCCCTCTAAGGCGTCTGCTATCTTGGATTGTTCTACTGTTTTGTTGTTGGATATTAGGAGGGAGTCCTCTTTGTTGTACACTAGTTACAGGTGCACCCGCCCCCGGACTACCTCTTTGTTGAGGTCGTGCCGGAGAGCGTGGAGTGCGGATTCCCATCCCCTCTCCTCCGGGCTGTGATGGAGGCATCATTTGTGGAGGCATTCTACCACCTTGCATCATTTGTGGAGGCATACCACCTTGTGGTGGCATACCCTGTCTAGGTGGCATAGCCTGTCTAGGAGGCATACCACCTTGTGGTGGCATAGCCTGTCTAGGTTGACCTTGTGGTTGAGGTTGACCTTGTGGTTGTTGACCTTCAGGTTGTGGTGGTTTCTTTTTGTAACTAAACCTAACATCTCTATCTCCTTCTTCTAACAATTCAGGCTGATATCCAAGCATAGCCATTCTTTGAGCAAGATTAACTTCCATTTCATCACGGCGTAGTCTTGTAATTTCATCTTCCTCTTCGTTTGGATATAGAGTTAATTTCCAATCAGTGACATCTAATTCACGCAACATTCTAGGGAATAATAAATCTGTATACACTTTTTGTCCGTATTCAACTGCTCTATTAGTTACAAGAATCTGCAAACCTTCGTTATTCAGACCGCCTGATTTACCATTATCAATCATAAAGATAGAAGACACACCATAAAAAGCAGCAATACGATTTCTTATTTCATCACGCACTGCTATGTATTGCATCTCTTCAAGTGTATCCATAAACTTGACCCAGTTCACACCACCACGGCCTGAAGAAGATTCGATACCAACTTTAGGAATGTAGTGTGGGTCACGCTCCATTTTTTCATCAACGCCTTTCCAAAAAGACTTCATAGATTCGAGATTATCTGTAGTGACGCTCACAATACCCTTTGGTATTCTACGCTTTTGATACGCAGTATAGATATAATTATCCATAGCAGTAAGAGTCATGGCTTGTCGCCATAGCGTGTTTACTGGAGCACGCCCATATAATTTACCCGGATTATATTTTGATACATGGAGAACTTCACCTTTCATAAAATATTGATTCTTACCTGAACCCGCCATGTTAACATAGTGAGCATCAACTAAACGAGAGTTACATATTTTACATTTTGGCTCTTGACCCGGATAAGCAACTTGGTCACGATGGATACGACAAATCTTGTATCGCCCACCACGAACACCACGCTTATCAGCGATAATTCGCATAAAGATTGGGTCACCACGAATTAACTCTTTTATTCTATAGAATTGTACTTCACCAGTCTTTTCATCTACATAGTATTCTTTAATCATTAACAAGAATGCATCATCTACAACATTCAAATCACGCTCAATCTCATGAAGGATTTGCATAAAACTTTGTTCCATAGAGTTTTCTTGTTGAAGTAACCACTTAGGATACAATACTTGGTCGGGGTTAGGTTTGCGAACTTCTCCACCACAGGTCGAGCATTCATCAACTTCATGTTGAAACTCTTCTTCACATTCAACACATTTCATACGAAACTTCTTTTCCCAGTAGTAACCTCTACGGAATACTTCTTGACCAAGTTTTGTAATAACAGTTCTGAGAATTAAATTTTCATTTGAGACAGCATAGAGCGCTGGTAAAGTAATACCTTGTGCTAAAACTGGCTCTTGTATACCAGTAGTATACAACGGCATCTGAGGTTGAGGAGTTGTTCTTCTTCTAAATGGACTTGATAGAGCAGACAAAAATCTACTAACGATGCTTTGATTTTCTTCAGCCATCATAGACCCTCTCCGTATTTACCAATAGTATCCATGTCAATTCCCCATTCTTGTAACAAAGCGTTAGATTTTCGCTTATCATCCTTCCAATTTTCGTATCTTACTAAGCGTTTTAATTCTTGCTTTCTAGTTTTATCTTTTTCATCAATATAGGCTAGTACAGCCTTTGCTTGAGTAGACTTCATTTTTAAGTGAGGGGACACCCCATGAAGTAACTTTCGCAAGTCAGCCTTAGAATAGAATTGTAATCTATGTTGACTTCTTTGAGAATCTTTGTACACTTTATTATCAGTAGAAAGTACACCACAGTCTAGCGTTTTGTACAAATCTTCACAGTGAACTTTTCCTCTATCACCTGTGGCTATCATTCCAGCACGAGGTTCACCACGCTCAGTGATAGTAATGTATCCGTCAGCATCAATAAAACCAGCACTATAAGACCACACATCTTTTAACACCAGTCCATCACTGGAAATACGAACATAAGTTCCTCGTAGTGCTCCTTTTACAATATCCATATCTTCACCATACATGTTCATGAGTGTAGCGAGTTTTCTATCAGTTTGAGATTTTTTAAGCATACCAGCATCGGAAAAATTACTACGAATGGTAGTTACTTTCATTGGGCCTTTTTCGAGTAATTCTTGAGATGCAAATTCTAAAAAATTCTTCTCAGCCTTGCTAAGTTTGTCAATTGGATGAAGTGAATTAGACCACATTTTTCTAGCAGAACTTCTATCTTGCATAGCAGAAGCCCAAGCCTGTTGTTCTTCTGCACCCCATACATCTTCATGCTCATCTAGCATTTTAAGAGTTAATTCTGCCTTATCCCACATCATACATGCTCTTTCGAGATTCAAAGAGCGTGTCTCACCAAACTTACGAAGACTTTTGAGTTTACGGTCATTTAATCCTAACTGTTTGATAGTGTCTTCATAAGGTTCAGCCCAAGACAAAGATTTGATTGTCATATTAGTTTCTAATGATTTAATCATCCTAACATCATTGATGAAATTATCAATTTCACTACGATTGTCTTTGTTGTTTCTTCTTGCTTTTCTTAATCTTTTTACAAGAGTTTCCGCATTACATCCAAGTGATGCTTCAAACCAACCATCACCGTTTGGTGCAAAATGATGCTGTTTTTTAATTGATTTGATTTCTTCAGTGGAAACAGGGGTGTGGGTATAGACCTCACCAAAGTCATCTTCAATCATAGCCGAACCCCACATATATTTGACCTCCACATTGACCTATTTACCACTTGCTACCAATAGGCGATTTATTTATGATTTCTTGTAACTTATTTCGCACTCTAAGTCTCATTGGTGTAAAGGGTATTATTTGTTCTTCAGCATAAGAATTAGCAATAGCGTTTAATTCCCATATTTCTAGTCCTGTTTCGTAGTTATTTTTATGTAGATACTTTACCATGTCGTTAGTAGATAAGTTACCACCACTACCCTTCATAAAAGGACAACCACCAAGACCACCTATGCTAGCGTCGAATTCAGTGATACCCCAATCTAAAGCAGCCTGAATATTAGGAAACATATTATCTCTTTTATTTTTAGTGTGATGAAGATGCAGTGCTATGTTAGCATCAATGTGTCTTGAAAGTTCTAATGTTCTAGTCATAGACGAAGGATGAGCAATACCTACTGTGTCGCATAAAACTACAGTGTCTGCAAAGTTATCTGCTGCTTGCATAGCCCACAGTAGTCTATATTCATTGACTTTTTCAGTAGTAGTACCGAATGCACAAGAAATGTAAGCCCTAACACTTTCTCTATCAATATCACCTAACATAGTAGAAATATTATCAATAGAAGTATCCATATCTGTGCCCAAGTTTGCTTTATTAAATGATTCAATAGGAGAAAAGAATACATTGAATTTTTTAGCACCAACGGCTTTTGCTCTATCGAGTCCTTTTTGATTAGGAACTAGAACACTGAAGTCATCAATGTCTTTAGTAGCGGCAAATACTTCCTCAGCATCTGCCATGTTAGGAACTAACTTAGGATGTACAAATGATGTGATTTCCATATTTTTTAACCCAGCATAATGTAGTCTTTGTATCATACAAATTTTATCATCAGTAGGAGTGTTTTCAGTAATATTCTGTAAACCATCACGAGGGCCAACTTCGTAAATATTTACATCAGTCATTTTATCACCTCAGAAACGACCTGATTTGAAAGCCTGATACATTGTTAGAGTAGAACCTGTTAGACCCGACAATACTCCACCTCTATTTTCAGCAATTTGAACACTAGGGTCTACCATGCTTTTTGTTTGCGTGTCTTTCATTCTTTTATCAGCAAAGAATTTTGTAGGGTCGTCTTCAATTAGTTGTTGTAACATTTCTTGTGCTGATTTATCACGCTCAGTAACTTGTTGTTTACCTCTCGATAAAGCACTCATGGCTTGCATAAATGCGCTTCTATCATCACCAAGATAAGATGAATCCGAGCGTGCCTCTTGATAATCAGGGCTTTCTCTTCCCTCTTCAAACATTAATTCATTGAGTCCTTCAGCCCCTTCCATTTCAGGATTCTGTGCCATTAAAGCATTAGCAGCCTGTGTTCCAAGTCTATCAATTAAATTTTGACGAAGTGCCGGGCCTCTACCCATAGCATCAGCAACACTACCAAATCTTCTTGCACTTGTTTTATCACCAGCGTCACGCATTGATTGTGCTTCTTGTTGTAACTCTTCTACACTGGCTTTTTTCTTTGTATCAGGGTCAGACTCTTTTGTAGGGTCTTTGTCACCCTTCTTACCTACTGATATTATCAATACAACTCCGTGTTTTTTTCCGCCTAACTTATTTTCTTTCATGGTATCATCCATCCGCCGTTACTTTTGCCGGTTATAATATTATCAAGACCGGGTAAAATATCATCTAACATTACAATTGAGCCTCTAAATTCTTTGGTTGCCCAATTAGCCAAGGCTAAACTCATAGCCAAGTCATCATGTACTCCTACACTCTCTAATCTACCGTTTTTCTGCATACCAAACCTGTTCAATTCTTCTTCTAATTTGTGAGTAAATATTCTACTCTTCTCGTTACCATAGGGTGTTTTAAGATGTCCCTGTTCAAAAGCCATGAGTAATGACATGAAGAGACTTTCCTTTCTTGTACGAGTCGTCATGAATGTTCTAATAGGAATATCTTCTCGCATTTCATTTAATTCCATAGCAAACATACGCTGGAAATTGTTACCTTCAAGTTCAATCAAATCAGGTTGAAATCTTTGATTCAACAAAATAATTTGTCGCTTCTGTGCTACAGAACTCAGTCCACGCTCATGTACAATACCAACTATTTGTTTTACATTATCATCAGGTGGTTGTCGTAAAACAGTCATGGCGGTAAAGTCAGCATTCTTGTCAGATGCAATCGCAGTATCCCACCCAATAAAATGATGACCAAAAATACCTGTAGCGTCACCATTAGCATCGTATTCATTTTCAGCATGGTCAAGTAAAACCAGTTCTCTATCACGAGCCTTTTCAAGTATAGTCATTGGAAACATACTCGCTACATCGTGAATTGGTTCACACAGATACTCACGAGTAAATTGAATTGCTGGCATAGATAATCTTCTTTGTTCTAGTGCTTCAAGACTCCAACGAACAGGCCATAAGGGTTCACCTTCTTTATTGATAGCGGGATAAGTCTCCACTTGGAATGTTTCTTTTCTTTCTAACTCAGCATACAAATCGTTGTAACTAAACGGAGTTCCTACCATCATAAGTTTTCCTTCGTGGTGAAGAACAGGTAGAAGAACACCGTAAAACCAATCAGCAGCACGCTGTAATTCACTACCAGTTGTCCCTGATAAAATGTCATCACATACTACTACATCAGGGTGGAAACCACGAGTTGCTCCACCAACCGACTTAGCCATAATACGGCTACCATTAGTAAACTCGAAGTATGTTTTCCTCCATGGTATACCACTTGGTTTGAGATGTTGTAGACAAGCAGCAGCATCTATATTATTACGAATAAAACGCATGTGTTCCAATGTCTGTTCAAGAGAGTGTGAGAAAATCATGATATGAGTATTAGGTTTAAAAGCCGCTAACCAAAGAGCATAGGACATAAAGAATACAGATTTACCGTGGTCACGACTCGCTTTAACACAGTAGTAACGGTTGTTTTCTAAACCATCATTCCAAGATTGGTGATGCCCTGCATAATCAAAATCTAACACTGTTTCAAAGAAATACTTGAAAGAGCGCTCGGACATTTTAGTATCCATTTCAACGATGAGTTCTTTCATCTGCTTTTCTTCTTCACGCTTGCTCATGGTTTCACCTCGATAAACATTTTAGTAAAGTAATCGTAAGCAGCCCGACGACCTGAAATTTCTGCTTTCAACATCTTTATCTTAAGAGCGTCGCTTATCGTTTTACCAGTCTGTGCACTAGATTCTATTGTTTTCTCGGCATCTGTTGGTTCATTGGGGTCAGGTAGCGGTAGGGATTGTTGAATTGTGCCCAGTTCATTCGCTATCACTGTGCCGGGGTCTTGTTGTGTGGTTGGCTGAGCAACTGTAGGTTTAGTAATAGCCACCTGTTGTGGGGATTGATAAGCAGTGCCATCCGGTTTAGTTAGTCGAAGTGTTCCTGCTGGTGTAATTGGATTGAGTTGGTTTGGATTAATAGCCGTAGGGTCATATTGATTTTGAGCAGGGCCAGCACCCTGCACACCTACAGTCCTACCTTGGTCATCAGTAGTGTTAACTGCACTAAACGCTCCAGCATTATAGTGAGGATTTCCTAACATACTCATAGCCTCTTGTTGTATTTTTTGTGCTCCTTCATAGTTATCAACACCAAGAACTTTTCTTTTGTCAGTAGGTAACGGTGCAGTCGGCGCAGCAACGGCAACAGGAGTAGCAGCAGGAGTGTTAGTAGGAGAGGCAACCATAGGTGCTACATCAGATGTTTTTTCTCTTGTAACTCTTACAGGAAGTGCTGTATGGGCACCAATAGTACCGACAAGATTTCCAAGTCTAGGTTTAGCCTCTTGAGTAAGATATTGACCTGTTTGATAAGCATTAACTCCACCACTGATAGCATCTTGACCAGCAGCACCAGCATTAGCAAGACTAACTAACCCACCCATAACACCTATCGCCCCACCAATACCTTGACCTATTTTTTGTCCAATTCCACCTCTTTTTCTTGCTCTTTCTTCGACTGCTCTAGTTGCCATAGCATCAGGCACTCGTGAGGTAGGGTTATTTTCTGCATCATATAACAACACATTACCTGTTCCCACAGGTTGAGGATTTTTTTCTTGATGTGCTCTTTGATTTCTAACTCCTATCTGACCAAATTGTTCAGGTGTCATGTCTACTGGATTATTACCTCCAATATTCTGTTGCATTTGTGGCCCTTGTGGAGTCATCACAGCCGATAATTCTTTACGAATTACACCTACATACTGCGTCATCAGATACCACCTACGCTTACTTTGACAACCTTTACAACATCAGTTGAAACATTGAGTTTCTTTGCGATGCGTTCCCAATCTCCATGTGAATGTGCAATTGAACGAATATCTACTGGTGTGAGATTAATACTCTTGGCAAGATGATTAATCCCATGAAGGTCAGCGATGTTAATTTGACGAGGTAAAGCATGCTTCATAATTTTTGAATCACCACGAGCGTCATCCATTTGCATATCTTCCATGGCCTTCATTACTCTATCCATTGGAGATAGTTCTTGATTTGATTTGTTCATATATTGAGTTAGTAACTGTTGGCGAGGGTCACCCATCATTTGCTGAAACTGTGCTTCACGAGGTGAGAGTTCTTGACCTTGGCCTTGAGGCATACGAACTCCAGCAGCCTCCATAATTTGTCTTAGTCGCATAGGGTCTGCCTGACCGACTTGTTGCCTAGCAGCCACCAACTCAGGTGATTGTGGTCTAAAAGATGGTGCTCCCCTAGGAGGTGTTGCTATTGATTGAGGTTCAATTGGTGGTCTAGGTTGTACCGCTACTGGGGGAGCGACAGTAGCAGGAGGGGGTCTTTCAGCAGCCGGTCTTACGGTTGATGGTTGAGGTTGAAGTTGTGTAACGCTTTGTCTTTGTACAGGAGCAAGACCAGCATCTTCGTAGAAAGGAATATGCTCAGGTAATTTCTCAATCAATTTTTCAGGATAACCCATTATCATACGAGATGCTAGTGATGTTGTTGGTATTTCTTCCGGTAATGCACGACGAGTTTCATGACCAAAAGCATCGCTAACTAAATCAGCAATTGCTTGAGTGGCTTGTCTTCTTTGTGGTATTGTATCGTAACTTTGCATCTTTAGACCCATGGCGGTAAGTGTAGCACCATCTATGTTACCTTCGGCATCTCTCGGCATATAAGCACGAAGAGCGCTATCATATTCCTCATGTGGGCCACTCATCATGGCTTTAGCGTAAAATTTAGCAGCGTTTGCATGTGTTCCTAATTTTTTAAGATTTGGAGGGAGGGTTGCTAATTTTGCACCAGCAACAGCATGGTCTTTTATTGTGTTATAACTATCTTCTCCACCGAATGCTTGTATGATATGTTCAAATGCTCTCTTCCCTACACCGGGTCTATTAACACCGCCTGAATTAACACGACCAAATAGTTTTACAAAAGCAGGAGTTTTTGATAACTCATTAATCATATTACCTCGCATACTTGGGCTACGAAGCACTGTTCTTAGATTCATCATTGTGTATCTAGGAACTCCTGCTGAGTCAGGAGTTGCATTAATAGGTACTTCAACATCAGGTATTTTATCAGGGTCTATAAGTTTTAAAGCCTCATCAATATGATGATTAGCACTCGCTATAGCATTAGGATTACCTTTGCTGTTTCCTGTCATGTGCAAAAAATCAGGAGTGTGATGTTGAATTTCCCAAGACCTAATACCTGTGTGGGCTGCATTATGAGTAACGCCTTTAGGGGAGTTTTTGATATGACTGTCGGGTAAATAAAAACCATCGGGTCTTTGCTGAATAGCGTCGCCACCTTTTCCTCTTATTCTACGACCACGAGGATGAAGGTCAGCGATATCTATGTGTGGGTTATCAAGAAACTCAGAACCTGCTAAATCATCAAGACCCAATGTTTCGAGTAGTATTCTTGAAAGGTTATGATTGTAAGGAACAGCATAAGATTCAATCATCGCTCCTATTCTTTCTTGTCGATTAGGTCTGTTGGTATAGGCTGTGATGTAATCGCCTTTTGGGGTATTGTGCGCTCTAACAGTTGGTCTACGACCACCGTAACCAGCGATGCGAATTTTACGATGTTTCATATCGTCTACATCGGGTATATTCTGAGCGCCTGTTTTGTCAGCGTGTTCGCTGTTTGTCATATCAATGGCTCTTTGCACTAACAATTTAGGGTCTAACTTTCCGAGTATAGGATGGTTTTGACCAAGCATACCATTTTTTTCAAGCGATTCACCTATTGCGTGAATGACACCATCTATGCCGTGATGGTGAGCCTCACCGTTTTCATCAATGTATACCATCTCGCCATGTTTACCTACACCAAACTTACCGGGGATTAATTCACCCATTCCAGCATGACCTGACTTGTGAGGTCTGTAAGCACCATAATGTGCATAAAGTGGTACATCAGGTGTGTTCGGGTCAGGGTGCATCGCTTCGGGTGGGGGTGCTGTCAGTAAGTGACCTTGACCACCATAATATGCATAAACACCATCACCTTTGAGAATAATAGATTTACGAACTAATACACTCAAACTCGCCCACTCCCTCTACCTACATTAGCACCGGGGTCTAACCCAAACTTGCGTGCGTCTGTTTCATCTTCAGTCCCACCTTCAGGTTTAGTAGTTGAAACAGGATTGTTGGCTGGATAATTAGGTAAATTACTGGCGGCACCAGCAGTATCGGGATTTCCCTTACCTTTTGTTTTTCTATCTTTATCTTTCTTTTCACGCATTAGTTCACGAATCTCTTTGAGAGCGATTCTCATTAATGCTGCTTGATAAGAATTAGATTTGAGAATATCGCTATGCTGTGGCTCATCTTCACTCATTGTAACCATACTTGGCATCTTTGGTTTTTGCAGTTTTGGCATTTTCATCTTAGGAGGAACTATACTCGGCGCACGAACTGAATGAAGTCGTGGTCTTGGAACACGAGGATATTGTAGAGTATTTGTCAAACGACCACCACCAGTTTGACCTGATATGAATGAGCGTTGGCTATGTCTCATGTGAGGAGTAGTTGTGTTTCTTACTCCGCCTTGTAGTTTGCGAGCATCTTGAGAAGCCAAGTATTGATTGTATTTTTGCGGGTCTTTTGACATAGGTTGTTTACTAGCAAGACCTCGGTGAGAAAACTCTACAGAAAGATGTGGCCTCATTAACCCTGTTTTTCTCCCTAAAGGAAGATTACGACTGATGTTTTTTGACCGCCTCGATGAAGCATTACGGGGGTCACCGCCTCCTTTTGGGCGTTCAAACTGTCCTGTGGATGGTCGCCACTTAGCGTATCCTTCTTTTTTACGCCTACGGGCTACTGAACGAGAACTTTTTTTTTGAATCGTATCTTGTTTTAGTAACTGCCAAGCAATATCCATAGGTTCAGACATTTGAATCATCTCTCCACCAGCAGCGCCCGGCCCTTTAGCACCCATAGCGAGACTCGTCATAAATCCACCAGCGCCGCTTGGCATTGTCTGAGTGGCTGGGTTATCAGTAGAACCACGAGGTTTGAATTTATCTTCTTCCTCATCGGTTTCTTCACCCTCTTTCTTTTTATCTATACCAAGATGATGACCTCTAACTTTGATGTGTCGAATGCTTTTATCTTCTTTTTCTTCACGCTCTTTCTTTTCTTGACGCTTATCTCGTCTACTTTCTCTATCTGTGGCGTCTTGCATACCTGCTGGCGGCCTATCATCTTCATGATTAGCCCTGAACATTTCTGAAGATTCAGAACGGGGATTGTATATTCTTGTGTCGGAGGTTCGCCCCATCATACCGCCCGTCATGATATATCCCCCAGTATATGGTATTCAAAACACTGTCGCAATTTTTGGGCTACTTTTCTATAGAATGATGTAATTCTAGGGCTTTCTTGAAACGCTGAAGTCATGTTTTCTATTGTGTATTCAAACTCTTCAAGCAAACGAGGTATCAGATGATATGCTGGAAAGAATGTTACAGGATTATCATCTTCAAAGACTGTTTGAAAAGACTTTGCGAGCAACTTGAACATGTCGGGAGGTGTGATGTTTAACTCACCGTAGTGCTCGAATCTCTTTGTCATACAACGACAAAAATCAAGATACATTGGTAAACTGTTTTCTGAAATAACTATCTGACTATCTACCATAAGATAACCGGGATGGGTCATTTGTAAAAGGTCAGGGACTGGAACTGGCATCAAATCATATCACCTGCGTGTTCTACTAATTGACTGCGAATTCTAGCCCACGAATCGGGGCTTTCTTTACCAAGTTCAACTTTAAGGATATTGATAGTGTTATTGATTTGACCATTTTCAGTAGTAGGACTCCACTGTTCATTCATCTTTAATAGGTCTTTTATTGACTCTCGTACTTCTTTGTGCAGCGATACTGCATCCCTGACAAAACCATCTTCATGAACACTTCCCTCGTTAAGCAGTTCTGATAACTTAACATTAAGAAGTTCAACATTTGACCTAAGTGTATTTATTTCTTCGCCTACCACTAAAGTTATCTCAGCGGCTACACTTCTTTGAACTAACGGTTGAAAGTGATGCTTCATGTGATGATAAACAGAAGTTTCAGCAATACCTAATTCTTCAGCAATAGCATGAGATTCTGCTCCGTTTTCAAAATATCTATGCTCAAATTCTGCTCTATCGGGATGTGCACATACTTTACACTGGGGATTAGAAGCCATGTGATACTCACCCATGTGATTTCTAACATGTCTGTCAGTAGTATTAAGTCGCCAACCCATGTCTTTATCCAACTGTTTTGATGATATTTCACCATCTAGTAAGCCTTTTTCTAAATCAGCACGACTGGGATGTTGACAAAGGGGGCAAGACCTTTTCGTTATAGGGTTCCCCTCCGCCATGACACGCTTAAAGCAGCATTACCCATAATCCTTTTTCCTAGATACGCTTTCGGAGATACATGCTCCCACCTTATGAGAGGATTCCCAAGCAGCCTCTAAAAAATCGTGGTAAAGATTTATTGAAAGCATCAAAAGACGCTGTTACAGGTAAAAGAGTTAGTAAAAAAGATTACACAGATAGACTAAATGAATGTTATCAATGCCCGTATATGAGAAAGCGAAGTGGTACTTGTAGACTTTGTAATTGTGTTATGAAAATAAAAGCGCTAGCGCCTTCTGTCTCATGCCCAATTGATAAGTGGTCATCTACTAATTCTACTGTATAAAGTACCTAAGAAAACCATAGAGCCAAAAATACCAACGATAAATACAGTGATATCGTTACTAGCCATAGTGTCTCCTTTGAAAACTAAAATAGATGCTAAAGCAATAATTATAGCAATAAACTGAACCATTATCATTTCTATAATGATATTTCTACTTGGAGCAAATATACTACTACCTGCTTGACTTAGTTTAATTCCATAATCAGTAAAAGTTCTTGGTTGCATTTAATCACCTAGTTCTAGGTAGTCCTATTAATCCACGAGCGACACTACCAATTCCGCCACCGACTTTATTCATCATTCCTTCGTCTTGTAAAGCAGCACCAAGAGCGCTACCCATTAAGGACTGCTCGGCAGCAGCAAATATTTGTTGTCTTTGCATTTCAGCCTCTTGGAATTTTTGATTGCTTTGAGATACCATGTTATTTAGTAACATACTTACATTTTCTACACTCAAAGTTTGTAAATCAGACGGCAAACTAGCAGGGTCTAATTGCATTTTACCATCGTCATCTACAGTGAAACTAGTATTTTTAAGAATATTTAACAAACTTAAACTCGTTGTAGCGGCGATTAAATCTATTAGAGAATTTAACCCACCATCTTTAATAAAGCGATGAATAGGATTTTGTGATTGTAGCAGGGCACCAAATAACTCCATTTCACTTGGTGGTGCGAATTGACCATTTTGCATCATCATTTGTTGCTGAGGTGTCATCCCTGCGCCACCCATCATACCAGTCATAAATCCTTGATTTACCTGTTGTTGCTGCATTGGTTGTGCTCCAAGAGTAAAACCGCTTTGCGGTTGTTGCATACCATAACCTCCTCCTCCAGTTTGAGAAAGATTTAATCCACTATTTTGTTGCTGCTGATTACCAAAGCCAAACATCGTATCAAACCTCCCCAGCAACTACTGCAACATCAAGGTTCTGCTGGATTTTTGCATTTTCACTATTAATTAAGTCTTGAAATGATTGAGTTGGTATGTTCATTTGTTGTAACTCCATTTGGAATATACGCAAGTCAAATACTACCATCGTTACATCGTTTTGACCAGTGGCTGGATTTGCATAATGTAACACATTAATACCTTTAGTCATACCAGCATCTCTTTCAAGTTCAGCAAAAAAAGGCTCGTACTTTTGTAACATAGCAGGAGTAGGGTCTTTTTTCTTAACCGACGACACAGGGACAGACACTATTGAAACCCCTCTTTTGACTTTATCTCTAAGACGACTTGGGTTCATTTCATTCTGTTTGTCCTCTTCTGCTTCCCACTTACACAATAAATGATACAAGTGAAGATGCTCAGGACAATATGTACCTCTCATTTTTTTACCACTTGTTATTTTTTCTCTAGCGATAAAGGCTTCAGGTTGACCAGTGACTGGGTTTTGCCAATACATTTCCCACAGCGAGCGACCTGTTTCATCATCGCATATTCGCATGTATAGATTGTCGTGCTTTATTAGTTCAGCAACATTAGCACCATCAACTACACAAGTTCCTGTGTCTTTGTTATAACGATATTTTCTACCAAATAACCATCGCATTGGGTTGAATATAGAACGCTTTGCTGGCTCTAATAACTTGTATGCTTGTTTTATGTCTTTACGACGAGCCTTTCTCGGGTCAGGATGGCGGCTAGGATAGAAATTAACTTTAGGAACTTCAATGTTTTGAGCAGCAGCAACTTCTTGCATACCTTGTTGAGCCACTAACATTTCTTGAAGAGCAGCCTGAGTTAATTGTTCATTACCTTGCATAGCCAAACTTGCTAACTGTGGTTCAGTTAGAGTTTGCTGAGGTTGTCTTGTAAACATAATCACACCTCTTGAGTGAGCGTAGGAGTCATTACTACTACAATGTTATCATCTTTTACTACAAATTTCCAACTAACATTGTCTCCAGCATTAAGATTAAAATGCTCTACAATCCATATTGGTATAGTAGTTCTTAAACTACGACTACCGCCACCTGTAGATACTAAAGTTGTAGATGATTGACCGCCTGACATAATTACACCGAAAGAGTTGTTATTGAAAAGGCTACCTATGGGGTCATTTATTTGGTCATGATGTCAATAGGCTCACCATTGTCTTTTCTACATTCCATCCTATTCTTGTTGCCATGAAAGACCTACGAGTAGGAACTCCTGCTTTTTGTAGTCTAATTAAATCATCTCTAAACGGGTCAAAAATTTTATGTTCACCTATTCTACCATCGTGCCAAAGTTTAGATGCAGCATCATCAAAAAATCTATCTGCTTTGTTAGCAACTAACATTACAACTTTAGGATGATATTTCTTACCTCTAAACCTAGACCAAAATGACCGATAACGATAATTACGATTAATCAAGCAATCTACTAAGTATCTAAACCCAGCAACTTGTTGTAAGCCATCGTCACCACCTTTAAACGCTCTATCATCAAACATATACACTATTGCTTCTACATTTCGTGTAACCATATCTTCAATCCATAAGTTCCAAAAACGCTCTTGACCACCTATATCAGACGAATATACAACTCTTTTTTCACCTTGCCAAGAAACTCTTTTTCTAGTTGGTTTTGGCATTTTAAATTTACCAATTTTGAGAATACGACCATGTGAAGTCCGGTCATCTTCGCCTATTTCTTCCATTTCACCCGGTGTAGTTAAGTAACGGTCTAAGGTAGTTTTTCCCACCATTGGTGCTCCGTACACTCCTACTCTTCTTGGTTTATATGAATTGAATAAGTGCTGACCCCACATAGCAGCCCCAACTAATGCTGTGCCTCCTGCATCTACCACTCATTAATCCCACCATTTCAGCCATTTAATAAAATTCTCAAGTTTTTCAACAGCCCAATCTACTGTGTTCTCATAAATACTAAATTCAGGATTATAAAACTCAATGCCGCTAATTACTAAAGTAGCAATAATCGAAGCAAGGACTGTTTTAACCCAACCCCATGCTCTTTCATAAGTAGTATCCACAGTGTTTGCTATATGGATAGCACGCAGTGTACTTTCTGTAGCATCATCAGATGGTGTGCGAAAAATTCGGCCCATGAGTAAACCTCATTCAAGATTTCTTTTCAAATCTCTTGTCAGGAGTCCCATCTTTCTTCAAGGGTGTGTCATTTTCTACACCAAGAGTTAGAGGCTGTACTACTTTTGCTTCGTGTGTTGGGATACTACTAGAATCGAATACACTTGAGCCACCGCCCTGTTGGTCAAACATACCAATCATAGATTGAGAGCCACCTTGTACTCCCCAACTTGGAGGCATTTTACCGGGGTTTTGTTCCATCCACCTAAGTTCACGCTCAAGTTGCGCTTCTTGCATACGCATTTCCATGTCGGCTCTACGATTATCAAACTGCTGTTGCATACTACGGTATTGGTGATTTCTTTGTTTCTCCATGTTACCATGTCTTGCTCTTTCTTGTAAGTTCTGCTCAAAGAACATTTTGAAGAAATAATAAGCAATACCTTGCATAAAGAAAGCACCCATAGCGTAAGTAAAACCATTAATCCAAACGCTGTCTTGTGTCAACCAAATTTTGGAATCAAAGATACCAACGGCTACTCCGACAAGTGCGCTTTGGGCTAAAATTAAACCCATTAACCTAATTTCTGCATCGTGATGGTCTTGGTTATTCATAGTGTTCACTGGACTTGCCACTACGAAGGTCATCATAAAGGTTACTGGGTGCTTTGTATCGTTTGTCGTTTGTATTGTCTATACTATTGTGATAATTCAAATAATATATTAGTCTATACAATACATTAGACAATCAATACAAACAAGATAATTAGAACGGGTAAGGGTGCATTAACTCTTTTTTATCTTCTACTTCAGCATCATTATGATAATCGTCTAAAGATAGTATTACTGTTTGAGCAATTTTCTTATCTTGTTCATCCATTGGGCCATTTATCAAACCTCTTAATAACGCTAAATCGTGTCGTATACCTTTAGTAATAGGTTTTAGAGTACCTTTATCTTTGAAGTGTCGTGCTCTATTCTTACCCTCATCCTCTACAGTGAGTTTTCCACCTGCTGTATGAGATATGTCACGGTGAGAATGGTCGCCATACATACCACGCTTTTGTCTTTCACGGTTCAACTCTTCACGGTATTTAACACGCTCAGGTGATGACTCATACTTTTTGTCATATTCTAACTTGTGTCGCTTGGCTTCAGGACTTACACGCTCTTTACGAATCATTAACAATTCCACCTTTTATTCATCATAATTTTTTGGGTCATAGTAATTAATTGGTGGATTATCAGTGTATATATCCGACATTGAATAAGGCATTTTATCTTGTATATCTTGTCTTACTGTAAATCGTGGGCGTATTGCACGAGCGTCAAATCTAGGTACGAATAAAGGTTTACCACTTTCTAATGCGTCTGTAGTTTGTTCTCCAATTCTACCTTGTTGCATGTTTTCTTGCATCTTATCATGTACTAATCTATCTACTATAGTTTGATTAACTGTATCTTGCTCATGAGATGGCATGTGAAACATCGGATGGCCGCTTAACATGTGAGGTTTAATTGGATGTATTTTGCTTGGGTCACCTTTTTCTTTTTGATACCTAATTCTAATATCATTTTGCATATCTTTTGCTTTATCTTGATAATCTTGAAAACGCATTTTCAAAATATTCCATGCTTGTTCAAATGCTGTCATTAACAATTCCACCTTTTTAGCGC